TACTCCAGAAGCCGCAATTACACTACCAATTCCTAAGTCTCTAAGATTATTATTCTTTTTATTTTTATTAACAGACTTTGGTCTAGTCTTTACAAGATCAGTGCTTTTAGTCTTAACGTCAGTATTATTCTTTTTTACTATTGCATTATTCTTTTTGGTTATTAGTTTTTGACTTGTATCTTTTTTAACTACTTTATCTTTAGGTTTCTTTTTGAATAGATCTTTAAAAAAACTTTTAACTTTTTTCTTAAGCATTTTATACTCCTAATATAAAAAAAGGGAAGCCATGTTGACTTCCCTTAAAATAACAGTTAATTTAAACCGTAGATAGCACCACAACCTGATGGGTTACGTACTTCTAGAGTTGCTTCTTCGACCATCATTCCTTTAGTTGAATCACCTTGCTGACCTACATCAACCTCTTTTAGAGGTCTTAGTGTTGCCATAGCGAACCACTGTGGATCGTAGATAAGTGCTGAGAAGTTAGCAACATCAGTTGTTGCACCTAGGTTAGTTGTACCATTAGTTTGAGTAAACTGAACAGCATTAGTTAATCCCATAATGTAGTTTGGTACTACCATTAGATCACCAAAGTCTGACATGTATACGTCTACTGACTGTCTTAACTTTCCTTTCTCATCGATGTTTCTTACAACACCAGTATCACTGATCATTAAGTCTGAGAAATCTCTTCTTAACTTAGGAGATATCATTATCTTAGTTGCCTTACCGCCTTCTTCGTAGATCTTCTGCATTACAGAATCAATCTCTGAAAGTGATAATGAACCTTTAGCTGGTTGTCCAGCTGCAGCAGCATTTGATTTAATCTTACCAGTACCGTCACCCATTGTTGCTGGGGCTTCCCAACCACCTAAGTAGTTTACTGTTGCAGTATCATTTATAAATGCCTGATATCCACCTGCAGTTCTTGCGTTTGCGTTTTGAACACCGACCGCACCAGAAACGTTAAACGAATGAATCATATCATGCTCAACATCTCTTCTTAGCTCTGTACCTCTTTTCTTTAACTGATATGCATATTCGTCTGCAACACCAGCCTGATCTACAGCTCTTCTAGTTCCTGACACAGCAATAGTTTTACCGTTGATCTGTGTGTAGTTACCTAGTCTGGTTCTATTTGGACCGCTTTCAGCAAACTTATTTCCGACTGCTGGAGTTCCAGTACCGCCACCAGCTGCAGGCTGAATGTAATCAGTACCCTCACCGATAGTAGAATTTCCAGGAACTTCTAATTTGTCTGTTTGCCATTCGTGATAGATAGCAGTTGCTTTTGCACTGCCGATTGATGACATAAAAGGAGTTTCATCCCTTGTTATCATCGTAATAAAATTTGCAAGATCTTCTCTTTGTGAAACATCTTTGCCTGTACCCCTAGCTGGACCTTGTGGACCGCCAGTTCCTCTTACGCCTAATACGTTAGTCATTGTATACCCTCCGAGGTATTAATAGTTTAATGATTTATTTGCAAGTCCTCGAAGAAACGCCATTTGATCTTCGTTAGAAGAATCTTCAGCAAAAGCTCGTTGCCTTATCTTAGTCTCTTGATCTACTTCTTTCTGAGACCTTGTTTTAGCTTTACGTACAGGAGCTTTCTTAACAACAGTAGCTTTTCTTTTAGCACTGCCTTTAGTAACTCCTTGCTTTAATCGTCTGTAGTCATCTACAAACTTCACTATCACAGGATCTACAATAGTATCTAAGATTTCTGGTTGTATACCTTCAGCTATAGCGAATTCTCTTATTGCAGTAGCTGTTTTTTCATTAAAGTCAGGTATCATCTCTGGAATAGCTTTATTAAAATTTTCTAATTGCTCATTCCATTGTTTAGTATTTTGTTCTTGAACTTGGACTTGAACTTGCTTTACTAATTCTTCTCTGCCATTTCTAGCATTCCAATAGTTTTTTTGTGCTTGTTCTCTTTTATCTTTTAGTTCATTCACTTCATACGTATCACCGTCTTTCCTAGCCTGATCTATCTGAGACTCTATGTCATGATATTCTTTTGCCAAGGCTTGTTCTTCTCGATACAACACCGCTGAAGAAGCCTGTCCAAGATCGTTTATTTCTTTAAACTTCTTTTCGTACTCTTCATCAAGTTGTTTTCTTGCATCGCCAAGTTTTCGACCCTCATTAGAAAGATGTTGTTCAGTAGAGTAACCTTTTATAAGGTCACTAAACGATACTTCAGTGTCTTTACCATCTATTTTGATGGACACTTTTGCATCTAAGTCTAAGTCTTCTGTAGCGTACACTTCGGATTCTTGGGTAGACGTATCATCTTCATCCGTTGTTTCTTCTTCTTCGGTCTCGACTTCTTCTTCAACTTCTTCGTTTTCGGATTCTTCTGCATCTGGGTCTTCCGCAGTTTCTTCCGTGTCTAACTCAGGAACGTCTTGCTCATTGGGTAGAGATTCAGTGAACTCGGAGTTCGCTACAATGTCAGCCAGCAGTTGTTCTTCTGTTCGACTATCCGTTGCTATAGAGTCATCTGGTTGGGTAGAGTCTACTGTTGCTTCGGTATTATTTTCCATTCTTATTTACCTCCTTTTCGGCAGGTTTAATCTTTTTCTCATACATAGCTTTCATAGTATATAAACTATTTAAAGTATCTGCATTGAGTTTAGCTTTACCACCACTACGCATTGAGTCATACTCAAGTGTATTTATCATTTGATTGTAGTTAGTCAGTAATTGTTCATAATTTATTTCATACATCTTTGTCCTCCTGTATATGTGGTACGTTTTTACCGTACATCTCGAAGCCTATCATTTTCGCTTTGACACTACCTAGTGCCATTGCCGAAGAGTAGAGGAACTCACGAGTTTTAGTTTCATGCGATTCAGTCTTAAGCCACTCTAAAAAGTAGTCTACAAGAACTTCACCGTATACTTCATCAAAGAAGTTCTCCCTTTCTTGAGAAGCAAAATGACCTTTTACATGTGCCTGTCTTGCTAACTCATCAGGGTGAACTTTGTGATGTCCGTATGATTTAGTATTGCCCAGCCTCTTCTCAGCTGTCTGCCTATACTTATCCATTTTTAAGCTATGAGATAGTTGTACACAACATCACCGCTTTGAGCGACTGTTCCGTGTGCAGTTGTTAGGTTTACAAGTGTTTGTGCACCATTATTTAAACCTGTTATCTTTTTAAACTCTTTAGCTTGTAGTTGTACGCCTGATTGTACGACTGTACCTGCAGTTGCTACATCAAATGTGATAGCAGAATCACTATCATTAGCGATTAATATGATACCATCACCTGCACCTGCAGCTGTTGTTACTGTGCCTGATTGTGCAG